ATGCACAGGGGGGGTGGATTTGGCGACCCCCTCCCCCCCTCCTTCGATTAGAATCCCCATATCAAAATATCCTTATGCAATTAGTCTTCTTTCACAACTTTTCGATAGACACCAGTAACATTTTCATAAACTATCTCATCTATTGCTTGTTCTACCGCCAGATCCTGATCAGCTTCAGAAAGTTGATCTGAATCCTTAACTATTCGAGCAAGGAAGTCGCATGTGTAGTAACCGGAGGCTACATCAAATGCATACCATGCACTGAAGTCATCGAAAGGAGAGTGTGGATTGTCAACAGTTGTAAGCGCTACTTGCTTCATCATGTTCTCCTTTCGTCTCACTCTTCCATTGCTTTGTCTAGTGTACTAACAGACACGCCCAACTGCTCTGCTACTTCAGCTCTAGTGAACCCAGAGTTGAACATACTCTCTGCTCTGTTCATCATAGAGGTAGACATCATAGTCTGAGTCTTAGGTGTAGCTAACTTACGCACAGTATCCATGTTGGCATGTGTAAGGATCTCGTCTAACTTTGAATCACTAATAGCGCCAGCCTGAATAGCATCCCACTCAGGCTGTGTGATCTCTATCCTATCCTTACCTGCACCAGTCCGACGGCGGGCTTCAGTAATAGCCTGCTGTTCTACCTTCTTAAGTGTAGACTTATCATCCTTCAATGTAGGATCATAGTCTTTCTTGCTTCTAATTACTGCATTAGCAATGAGCTGTGCCTGCCGTTCACGGGGCTTGTTGTTAATAGCCACCGTCAACTTAGAATCAAGGGAGGCCACTTCATTGGGGTATGCCTTAGTAGCAGAGGGGTTCCATTTGGCACGGGGGGTATGAACAGCAGCAAGGCGGGCCTGGTTAGCCATTGCCTTAAGGTTATTAGAATAGTTAGCATAGATAGCTTCAATGGGCTGCCCTGATGATAAGGTATGGGCATTCCTTGCTTCAGCAAGCTGGGTGGTTAGTGTGGTACGGGGGTTACCTTTGTAATTGGTACGCCCAGTAAGAGTAAAGACCTTCTCTCCAGTAGTCTTATCAATAGGCCCACCTTCAGAAGCTCTTCTCTCAACCCTTTCGGGTACCCTAACTTCAGACTTAGCCCGAGAGATAAGGGTTGCTGCACCACCCTTACCATCTGGTTGACGCTGATACTTGGCCTTCAGTTCCTTTATGTTGTTGTCGTTGCGTGACAGGACATGATCAAGACCGTGCTTCTCTGCATCAATTACTACCATCGAATGCTTAATGGCTCGAGCGATCTCTTCATGAGATGCACCCTTAATAGTCATGTCTGTTACTAGATTAGAAATCTTACCCATCTCTGTCTGGGTATTCTTCATTACCTTCATACCAGGATAACCCGGGTAAGAAGCTCGAGGATCAAAGTTCTTAAGCGCAGCGAGGTGAGGGGTAGCTAAAACCGTACCTCTATTAGGAATAACTAGAACGGTATCACCATCGAAGTCGGCACCAGACAACTGATTGGCAACCTTGTGGTTGATACCAATAGCTGTCTTAGCATCACCCAAAAGCTTCTTTGCTTCTGCATTACGGTTGTTCACAATTAGTTCTGGAATTTCAAACGTTCCACCATGAGGATGACGAATCAGTACAACTCGATCACCATTCTTGTAGCCAGGAGCATACACGTGTGTTTCTCTCAGGCTATTAACTGGCATAATAACCTTGACACTTTGACCAGGAAGAGCAGCTGCCTTCAGGTGGACAGACGCTGCATCAGTACTATCCGCGAATTGCAGAAGCAATCGCTTACGCACAGTAGGATTAGTAAGTGCTTGAATCTCTTCTAGTTCACGCTTCCTACGCTCATAGGTCATGTCCAATTGTGACTTAGCGAGCGTCGGCTTCTGCTTCGACAAAAACTGAGATGACAAAGTTCGAGACCACTTGGTCCAGTCTTCATCATCATTAACAATATGAACTGCTGAAACAACCTTTGCGTTGGTAGCGCCAGGCTTATCCCACAACGGTCTTACGATTGATCCGAAAGGAAGATCTGGATCTTTGGTAATATCTTTTAGAGCATCAAGCTTGTTTCCAGTATCTTTCTTGCTCGTGTTGAAAACAAGATCCACACCCTCAGGAAGGTCATCCTTGTAAACAGCCATTCCCTTTAGATACTTGTTCTTAGCAACAAGAATTCGAACCTGCGCATAGTTTACTCCGCCAAGGCTCAGATCTTTTGCGCCAGGACGAATATAGATAACGCCATCTGCTGCTGCTCCACCTTCATCTCCATACAGAACCTTCAGCCGCTTTTGGTCGACACTTCTGGGAGGTGGGGGCTTTGGTGTGTAAGTACGCCCGCCATCTGCCGAGAACTTATCGAACGGTTGAATCTCCGCTTGATTCCGCCAAATATCATTCTGTGTGGTTCCAGGAGTAGCAAGAACCTTGAGTTGGTTGTTCTTCCCTATACCAACTAGAGGAACTGGGATGGTGTGTACTTCATAACCTTCATTTTTCAGGATAGAAAGAGATGTGTTAAGCTTCTCACTGCTAACACCGAGCTTATTCTCCACACCTTTTCCAACATCAACCATCTTTGCTTCATCAACTCTATCACGAAGCATATTGGTAGTTGCTGTTAGAACATCCTGCTTGTCCGCAGCGCCCGGCTTCAGCCAGTTTCGAACAGTCGGCTCGGCTTCTCCCATTCTTGTGGCTATGGCATTTGTGGACATCCCCTTGTCCTTCAGACGCTGAGCCATAGCAATATTAGCTTGTCTTTGCTGATTACGAGCAGCAGACTTCTGCGCTCTCATTTCAGTAGTGCTCATGCCCATACCTTCGGCGATTTGTTTCTCAGTTAGACCTTGCTTTGTAAGCATCTTGATATGGTCTAAGAGAAGCTTATTATGGGTGTTTTCAGGTTCGCCAGATCCCCAAGGATACCGGCCAGACCTGCGAATAACGCCGATATGCGACAGATAATCCTGTTCATCTACTTTCACAACACCCCCTTAGATTCTGTCCGAAGCCTTCATCATTTCTATCTGTTGGTCGAAGTACACGATTCGATCCATGATTTCCATTATCGTTTCTGCAAATGGTTGGTAAACCTTGATCTCTTCTCTTTGGTAGATACGCAGCTCAATATCAATAGCTGACGGATCTGCGCTATACTCCAAACAAAATAAAGCGGCATAGACTTCGAGTTGATGCTCCGAGGTATTAATGATGCCGGTCTTCAGGTCGTGAATTCTCAACTTGCTGTTACGGAAACATATGGTATCCGCTTTTCCGAAACAATTTTCTGAATAAAATAAGGGTTGCTCGCAGTTCATCTTGTATCCAATAGCGTCGTTAACATATGTTGCTAGCGACAGATTGGACTTAGCGAGCTTCACACCAAGACGAATTGCTTCATGAGCTAAAGCGTGAAGATCGGTACCTCGACGCGCCGCCATCGCTGAAATGAATCGCGCCTCTAACTTCTGGTCATCATAGTTGATCCAGTGATAATTGCTAGGACTAAGAAATGCGTGTCGGTTCGCTAATTCCGAATGTGAGTTGAAGATCATGCAACACATCCTCCTCATTTTCCGGATATATGAATGAGGCGAACGACATCGAATCTAGTAGTTCGACGTAGTAGTCTTGATTGGGTCGGCGGCTAGATTTGGTATGGCGCTTGAACTCCAACGCTGCCCACGTGTTCTCGTACAAAATAATAATGTCTGGGATCCCCTGGAGATATCCAGCATCATTCTTAAGAACGATGCAACCAGGAAAAAGTTCTCGAATTATTGAGATAATCCTACGTTGATAGAGGCTCTCGATCATGTAGACCTCGCAGAAGAAATGACAACTCATCCTCCTATTCGTTATATGCGATGCGTTTTTGAAAGGATTGTATATTCTACCAATATGCGAACAATTGTTGTGTTGGGAAAGTCCTTTTCTGATTGTAAATAGACTCTCGAATGTCCTCACAGAGAAGACCGTGTCTTGTCGCGGCATCAATATAGTTGTCATACTCGGATAATGTTTCGACATCCATCAGTGGACCAAAGACATGCCAGCTTCGAGGTTCTGCAAACTGACGCGTGTACTGCCAAGCAAACCATCGAGGTCTCCAGACGATGTTCTCAATGCGTAGGTTGGTCTTGTCGTTGTCTAGAAGGATGGGGGTATTGAATATCTCATCCTCCCCTGGGACAAACGCTCGAGCTACGAGACCCTTGACTGAATATCGATACTGGTGCCTGTCTCGAACAAGACCAACAGTTAGATCTCCGTTCATTGTGGGAGATAGGACCATATTCCTACCTGTGTCTAGGTTGAATACTTCACCGCGATGTGTTACGCCATAGTTTGGGAAACCTTCAATGGGTTTAGCCATAGTAGCCATTTTTGCTCCTTCCCGGCACTTTCCGGCATTTAGGCGCTTTTTAGGGGGTTTAAAAACTCCTTAGAAAAACGTGGTTTGTATATGCATTTATGTACTATTCTATATACATACCTATTTTAATACTCTATGATAAGAGAAGAAAATGCCAAGTGTACATATAGGTACATAATCCCTGCTCAAAGTACCTGCAAATCACCGGCAACTGCCCGGCGGCTCAAAAATAAGTGCCGGATTTTATCAGTTCACGCTCGTTAAAAGACCTTTTCTCGGCCAAAGCACCCGTCACTGCTCTATCAATTGCCGACGAACTGACGAGGATATAGTAGTACAAATTCTTGAAGCTAGTGTTGATGCGGTCAATCCTCCCTTGGCTTTGAATGAAATTCTTATAAGAGTAAGTCAAGGAATATAGAATCATCGTGTCAGTTTCTATACAGTTCCATCCTTCTGCACCCGCGTTGTATTGCACAAGGTATACCCATTTGTCAGAATCTGGGATCGGATCCTTCCTATGGCCGTTCCATTCCGCTACGTCCGCATCCACGCATAAGGTCTGCAATATGGCCAACTCGTAGTTGAAATTGTAGAAGATAATCAATTTGGCGTGCGTCCGCATAAGCTCCAGAACAGTGGCCAGACGACTAGGATCCGTATTGCAAATCCTCCTCATGACGCGGAACAGCTCCCCAGCATCATGTATCGGACGGTTCTCAAACGGGTGCCAACGCTTCTTTACAGCCAACTCCCATTTCTCGATATCGTATGCTACAGGTATGTAATTGAGGTTGCGTGTGGTGTTTTTTGGGTATGGCATTTCCACAAGGATCTCATTACGCAAAGCTTCAAGTTTCCGCACTCCGACATACCGCAGAACCTTTGGAAATTTCACGTACGGAGCATAGATGACGTGCTCGCGCTTGAAATCGGTTATCGATTTGTACCACCCGTTCGCGACGAAGACGGGGGCGTAATCGAGCCAGGTGTCCCCAGGTGTAGCAGATAGCATGATCCAGCGGTTACGTCTCGATATCTTGAGAAAGTGTTTAACCCATGCACCGGTACCGACAAGACGTTGCTCATCAAAGATAAAGAATGCTCCTTGCACCTCGAGGTACTTGCCGATATTGTTCCAAGAGTCGACAGTGATAGTACCAAAAGGAGGCACACTGACACCGTCACCAATACCAAACTTAGCTGCTTCACCCAACCAGTCAAGGGAGTCTCTCTTCTTCGCCGTAGTGATCACATATATATCCCTAGGCGTTTCTTCATTAACGTAATAAGCCAAAGCCGTAGCTGATTTACCAACACCTACTTCTCCGTACAGGATCTTCCCGCTACCCAAGAACTCGATAGCATCGATCTGATGTCGCATCAATTCGAAATCCATGTCACCTCCTTAGAAAAGGAAAGAGCCTTGTAGGCTCTCCCTTTGTCAGTTCTCGGTGTCCGATTCCAGTCTGTAGTGCGCTTCGATTGCGTCTTCGAACGGCTTGCGGGCGACTCTGTAGTCTTCGTAGGTATTGGCATCATAGTTCCATTTATCTTCGAAGATGTCAAAATCTTCCTGCAGGCGGTTCAGTTCACGTCGCCATTCTCTGCGGTTCATCTGGGTTCCTCTCTCGATTATCTTCCATTATATGCGATGCATAATATACGAAGACAAAAAGGAAATGCCTTGCGGCACCTCCCTCGGCGTCACTGCTTGGTCACAGTCGTGAATCCGCCGTCCTCGTTCTTGAAGACGAGCTGGCTCCCAGGCTGCGCCTTGTTCAGTACGTTCTTGGCCGCCTGCCCCTCTGTGATCTGCTGTTGTACCAGTGCGCTTGCATACGCAACGGCTACAGTAGCCACGGTGGTGCCGACTCCAATCCCGACTAAAACCAGCGCATCCTTGTGATCCTTGGCCCATGTCTTCATGTTCTCGAACTTCTTCATCGTTGTCTCCTTCTTTGTAGTTCTTCCATTATATGGCATGTATATTCTGCGAACTAAAAAGGAAATACCTTGCGGTATCTCCCTTTGAATCACTCGGCAGATTCTTCTCCTTGGCGGTACTTGTACTCGTCCCAGATCTTGTTGTACTCCTCCTGCATCTTCCTGCTCCTCCAGAGTCGCCCAAGTTTGTCCGCGACGAACAGCGCCCCAATCGACCCAGCTGCGATTCCCGCACAGCTTAGCCAGATTACGACATTGCTCGGCTTGTAACGTCCTTCGGCTCCGTCTGCAAGAACGTAGGTGTCCTCTTCGTCGTAGTCCATCATTACTCCTTCTCGTAGTACTCGTCCTTCCATTATAATACCTGCGAAACATACGAATATACAAACAAAAAAAGGGTAAGGGGCTTGCGCCCCCGCTCCCTTTGTCAGTCCTCATCCTTTCGCAGATGCTTCTTGATCTGACGTGCGATCCGCTTGTCCACGCCCCGGCGAACGGCCCAGTACGTGCCCGCCAGCGCCGCGACACCAATCACCATCAGCCCTGCGGCTGCGGCATTGGAATCCAGCGAAGACGAACCGTTTCCAGTCGTCGTCGGAACCTGACCCATCGTCTCGTTGTCCATCTCGACACACTCCATTAGGTAGTAGTTCTTCCATTATATGGCTTGCAGATTATACGAACTACCTATCAAAGGGTGGGGAGTTTGTAGCCTTCTTCCCCCGCCAGTACCCCTTGCGCGTGGAAATAATCAGCGATTATCTGTAATTCCTTGGCCACAGCAGGGTCTGGGTGGTTCTTTGCCACAATGCTTATCATCGCAGAGTAGGCAAACAAACACGGACTTGCAAAGGTATCCTGACGACGGATTACGACTGCGTCCTCAACCTCGTCGTCGATCCTGAACGTCGCGAAGCCATCCGTTACGAGAATCATACGATCTCGAGGGAAGGTTATATACTTGAAATCGTCTGCAGTCTTGTACTCACCCATAAAAGAAAGTCACCCTTTCCCCTTCACGGTTCGTTGCATGACACAACCTCGACAAAGGACCGAAGGAGTCCTGTTCCAACATCTCCCACACGAAATCCGTATAACCAAGGTCGATTAGCTGAGGCTCGAGAATCTCCTTCTCCTGCCTCAGAATTGCTGAAGTCGAAACATTGAAACGGAACCTTGCAAAACTGATTATGTCGCCGAGTTGGCGAGCGCCTGGTATGGCCTTCACGACATCCTCCCATTAGTAGATCTTGAAGACGATCAGAACTGCCATGATCGCTGTGATGATGTTCGCAATCGTGTTGATGGAAATTTGTTCTCTCATCAATCCTCCTCGTTGATTGCCTGAAGCGCTTCCATTAGCTCATCACCCCATAAACGTTCTGGGTTTCTCGCTATCATGGATGCCAGAATCCTTCGAACAACAACCACCGTTTCAAACGTTAGGTCGTCAGCACTCAAAAGCTCGTCCGCAGCATCCTCTAGACGATCTGTTGTGGCCTTTGGGAACTGATTGGGGATGTTCCTTTCGACATGAGCCGCCATAGCAATGGCAAGCCCCAACATCTTCCTGTTCCGATCTTCTCTGTGGAGCAGCGCCACTAGAACGGCCTATCTGGGTTAACGCTTTGATCTTCTGACGCACCGTGTACGATGAAGACATCATTCATATACTGTCGAGAATATCGACACGGCCAACCCTTGGCATCCATCTCTTCTAGAGAGTACATCATGCCGGCTTGATGCAGCGTGCCATAGATGGCTGGGTTACCCAACGCGTAAGCGTGTAGCCCATCCACGGCGTACATTGTCTTGGTGTCGTCTTCAAAGCATCGAAGCTTCATCTCGTCGTCCTCATCATCTTCCACTACGGGGGGCTTTGTAGAACCGCCCTGATTCAATGCCTCATGTCTTGCATAGCAACAAATCTGGCTTGGATAACGGTCTGTACGCTCCATCACGGCCCCACCGTTATCCCAGGAGGACTGTGATGTGTTACCTTCTATTGTCTGCATATAGCCACCAGGGAGCCACTGAACGAACAGGCCAATGTGGTCCCCAGCAGGAGCTCCAGCGTACACTCCATAGCTACAAACTGCGTAGCCGTTCTCCATATGCCAGGCTTCCCAGGAGAAGATTAGGCTATCTCCAGGCTCTACTCCTCCTTCTCCGACGCTGTGGCCGGTTGTGTACGCGTAGTACTGCCCATCAGGGCAATAGCTCAAGCCTGCTGGTCCGTTGATCGCGGGATATGGATACCCTGCCCCTGCGTTGCAGTAGGACGTGAACATTGCGCACCACGCGCCTGCACCCCACGCGTCTGTGAACGGTGAACAGAGATTGCTATTCGGCGGACTCTCGGTCATCCCAACAAATTGTCTGGAATATGCCAAGACCGCGTCACCTGCGGCGGTCATTCAGTCTCCTTTCTCTTATGAAGTTTGCCTAATCCATCACCGAGAAGCATTAACGGCCAAAGCACAACTCCCACGAGCATGGTGATCGCGAAGCCAAAGTTTCGACCAGGGTGGTTTGGACCCCAAGCAGCATCGACAGCCCCGGTGATGGTCTTTTCATGAAAGAGCACGTAGCCAACGCCAAGACACAGATAAGCGATGATGAGTAGGAGTATGACCCTAGTCACGTAGCCACCTCTTGAGCTTGCGCGCCACACGTTCCCCAAGGGCCAATGGCCAGGTCAAACCAAGTACGGAGGACAGCGTAACAACGAACGCCTTATCCAGCCATTCATGATTTCGAGCAGGATATTTTCTTCCTTCATCAACCACCCACTCGCTTTCCCAAAGCGCAAATACAACAGCACCAGTCCAGTAAATCTTCATTAAGCGCTTAGCCACAGCCCTTCTCCTTCATTGCTTCTCGGGTCTCCACGACCTTCTCGTTCGAATACGTCTTCGCGTTGTATGGCGCGTCAATAACTGCCTGCACCCAGAACATGAGTGTTCCCTGCATGTTGTCGCAGAGATCACCAGGCATCAAAATTTGAACAGGATGGGGGAATGTAATCGAGGTTGTTGGCGGAGTCGGTTCTGCTTCCTCCTTGCGATGAGTTAGTAGTAATGGTATGAGTAGGAATGGTAGGATCAGAAGCTTACGCATGAGTGGCCCCAGTCAGAATCGAACTGACTCACTAATCATGACGACGGAGAAGGGCTCCAGACATGATTAGGTCACCTAGAGGGACCCAGACCGAGGGGAAGGCTGAGAAGGTGGCTGAAGCATCAGCAACAGCTCTTGTTAACCTTCCTGACCAACCCCCCGGTGTCCGTCGCAATCCTGTCCTTGCTTGACAGAATTCTTGGCCGAATGCGCAGCAAGGCGGGCACCCATAGGCCTTCTTCATAGGCTTTGGCTCTATGAAACGACGCGGTTTTTTGTTTACCCAAACCCTGGTTGATCATTCCCAAGGCGCTCTGTGTAACCTTCACAGTCTATACGAGGTGGTCTGACGCATCCCAGGGTGGAACTGGGGGGCAATAGCTGCAGACTGTAGTGACTGACTCTAGGATGGGAAGGGTGAGTCCTCTCCGAATCATCACTAGCACCTCGCCGCTCTGAGCCTAAAGCCTATTTATCGTCGCTCAGTCGACGCTCGTACAAGAGCTTGTCTCCTCGTCCTGGTACGATCTCGAACTCCCCCTCTTCGACGCGTTCCTCCCCCGTGTCATAGACGAGGATCCGCCACTTTTCTCCGGGGACGAACACGGGTACGGACTTTCTTACCACATGCGCTGTTGGACGATCCAGGTCCATCTCGATCGGCCAGAAGTCCAGAGATCTCCCGTCCTCGAACTTGATGTACCCATGTTCAGTCCCGTGCCCGCAGCAGGCGAACAGAACACCAGGAAGGTCGGCAAGGCAAGGATCATGCCCTTTGTCAGTCCTTGGCTCCTTGCAAAGTCTGCACTTGCCCTTCTTGTTGTACCCGCTCTTCTTCATCGAGGATTCAAGTTCGTCAGCGTATCCATGCACAGGATCTCTCTGGCAAACCGAAGAGCGCCCTCTTCCTTGTCATAACGCCGGACGAGAATCACATCTGGGATGATGGTACTGTCGTCGACGATACTGACCGTCCACGACTTACGATCCTCTTGGTCAACCTTTACGAACATTACTTCACACCTGCCTTCTTGAGGGCTTCTTCGAACGGGTCAGGGAAAACGGACAAGGTGATCCACTTCATCCTTGTGTCGGAAGTTGTCATGCGAAGGTTGAGGAATATTCCACGCTCAACCTCCAGCATGATCGGCTTCTTCCGTTCTTCCTCCGGAAGTTTCTGAAGGAAATCAATCAGCCAATTTGCATCCATTAGTTCCTCCTCCTTTTGCGGTAGGGGGGTTCCACTACGCAGTCACCCCAAACCAAGCGCTCCTTCGGCGGGAAAGGAGACCTAGTTGACCAAGACCTTGGAATCGATCCCCAAAGCCTCAGCCAATGCGATACGGACTTTCTCGGACGGGCGGAGCTGGCCCTTCATGATCAGAATGATCACCGATGCAGGAACCTCAGAGATTTCCACCAGCTCTTCGAGGTTGATACCGCGCTTCATGATGTGCGATATCAGTGTTGCTACTTCTGCGCGGGACAGTTCGGTCACACTTCTCCCTTCAGAGAAATAAAGAGAAAGTAGGTTGCCGCATTCTTACACGGTAGCTCCCCACTTGGGATCTAGACCTAAGGTCCTCTACTCTCTCGTTATAGGGCCTGTAAAATCTACGAACGGCTACGCGGCCGACCGATCCCCCATCATGTAGTCCACCCACGGCTTGATCTGATCATCTTGAACCATGAACTGGTCCTTGAAGATCCTGCGCGAGTAGCACCGGATGTTCTCCCCCATCTTCGTCATGAAGAAGCCTGGGTATACGCGTTCGATGTTGGGAACGAGACGAGGATCCACCAGGATGTACGGGCTACCATCCTCCTTCTCTCGAAGATCCCCGACGAACTTTGCAATGGAACCGATGTTCGCAACCGTGATCTCGACTGCTTCTACAACAAACGGCTTACGAACATACGTTGTGAAATCCATACTCGGCTTCCCTTTATTGATTGGCGGGTCAATTTTGGGCGCTGGGAGATCGTAACATGCAGTGACACTGTGTTCTACTCTACCTATCACCCTTACGATGCCAGGTGGGAGTTCAATGTCGCCACAATCGCATTCCATTAGGTTAGTCTTCCGAAGATGTCTCATAACTTGCGTACTTTCTCTCTAACGCGTCTTCCTCGATAGTAACGAAGAGCGATTGCAAATATGCTTTCGTTCCGGACTTACCATTTACTTCCCAGTCATACCCCCTTGCGATGAGATCGGCCGTTCGGATATCTGACCAATCTAAGACCTCGACCGACTTCTCATCCAGCTGCGTACGAGTCGTTGCAGTAAGTAGCACAACGCGAGGAGGACGGTTACTAAAATTAACCGCAACAGAAATGTAAGGAGTCGGCGCATCGCCCTCTTCTCTCGCTTCTAGATATCGAACATTCCATCCGTCGAGCAGCATCTGCTCAGCAACATCTTCTGGTAGAACTACTGCGAAGTTGCGATCACCCTCCCGATTATACTGACCCTCCTTACCTGAGAAGTTACGGAAGATGAGACGAGCATCTTCAATCATGAAGGTCTTCGCCAACTCGGGCATATTACTCCTAGTGGTCTATGGTTCGGTATGCTTTCGTCTCTGTGTTCATCCCATACAGGATGTTCCACAGCGTCTGGGCCCTCAGGTAATTCACTGACTCGTCGAAATCATCTCTGACTTCTCCAGCTGCGCTCACCTCAAATCGAGTGATTAGCTCTCGCATCATCTCTTCGGTCGTGGCACACCCAAGTTGAGGTTCCTTGAGTTCGATAAGATGACAAGGACCGTCTGTTCGATGCAGAAGCAAGCCAACGATCTTGCATCCTCCTGGGTCTATGTCGATATCTCCACAAACACACGTTCCATCACTCATGCCACCAACTCCTCATATGGGACAAACTTCTCGATTGCCTTGAGCGCGTCGCTCTTCAACTTCTCGAAGTAGTCCATGTCTGCGAAGAGTTCCCCGATAGAATCACGATGTTTGGCAATTTCTCGCTCGACCCAGATGTATCCTTTGGTCCCGGCAACGTGGTATCTCTTACCATCCTTAACTCGCCAAAGTGACGCTCCCTCATGTCTAACAGGCATGAAACTTCCCGTTCTTCCCACGTGCCGCAGGTCGGACAGGTCCATAGCATCGTCAAGTCCACCCAGGTACATTGCCCCCTGAGTAACATTCTTAACTTCGCATAGGTCATCAAAGACGAGATCCGCATGGGAGAAGAGCTCTTTGTAGACATACGGGTGCTGGAATTGCGCGCCGACCGCCGTCCACGCCCCAGAAGGGGACCGAGCAATATATACCGCATCATTGATGAGGAGGAACTTTTCGTACGTCGTCTCATGTTCGAAGTCATAGCCATACCTCTTTCCGAAGTCTATTACGAAGTCGATTATTTCGGGAGTTGCCCCGGGGATTTTTATGGAGTCGGTTTTGATATGGGCTACCACAAAGCCCTTTGCCTGCACTGCCCGCTTAAGATCGATCATGAACAACGCGCCACGCTTCGCTACGATGTTGTCGCGATTTCGCACATCTCTGAACGAATTCTCAAAACGAGCACTTGTAAGTCCATATACGATATTGATGACGATCTTGAGAGCGTACGACAATGCTTCAGCGCCAGCTTCGTCGTCTTCAGCATCTCCAAGAAACTGAGTGAGCTTACCACCAAGTAGGCCCCTGGCGCGTTCATAATTCTTATGTTTGATCGCCATCCGTGCTTCTTTGAGAGCGCTGAAGTTGACGGTGTATGGGCCGAATAGATTAAGCAACTCGATACTCGTCGGATGCATACTCGCCACGTCCAATAACGCGACGTTCGTGTAGTAACCCGGCTCGGAATATACGTAACCACCCTCACCTGTGACTTCACCACAGTAACGACTCTCCTTACCATCAAACTCATAACCAGGAAACTGCTCGCTCAGGTCGGTGTACACGAATTTACTCTGGGGCTTCTTGTCATCCCCAAAGAGAATCTTCGCAGTATGGTTCTGCGTCGTGTGATTCACCGATAGCCCGGACAGCTCCGCTAATATCTGCCTAGCTACGAAATCTTGCTTCCTTGACTCAAAGACAGCCTCCGTTGCGATTACGTCGTTCACGCAGTAATCCTCGACCTTACCCCATTGACCCTCTGGAACTGGCTGATCCCAAGGAAGATCCAGCTCGAGATGGTGAATGCCGAGTTCGATCTGAAACTTCTTCAGCCCCTGCTTCTTTGAGCTGAAGTCGAAGATGTCTGCGTATGAGATGTGAAAAGCTTCTCCAAAAAGGCCCCAGGAGTTGTTGTATCCAGCATTAATAATTCGTTGACTAAGGTCGTGCAGTTCTTCGATCGAGTATCCCATATACCTGGCGTATAGAATATGGTTGTCATATCGTCTGTTATTGAATCCGACCAGCTTCTTCTTGAACAGGGGAGCTATTTCGTCAGCTGTTGGGTTGACCATCCGTACGACAGTATCCGATTCTGCGTACTTCCAACACACGATGAAGAGATTAGGATATACCTCAACGTCGAAGAACGTCAGAGGTTCTTCCCCATCTTCTCTTGCCTCGGGCATGTTGCTCTTGCCTATGAACTTCATCGTTTGGACTACGCGAATACACTCAGTCGAATGATGCGTGCTTCGTGCAGCGAACGTCAAGACGACGGGCTTCATATCCTGGAGATCGTAAGCCAGACCATTGTCGAACGCCGTTTCAAGAATATGGGCGATGAAATCGATGGAAGGCTTTGTGCCGGGATGGATCTCCTTTCGGAGGTTCCTGTCAATGAGATCTCGAAGACCCTTTTCGCTTTGAATACTTTTCGTCTCGAGCATCCGCTTCTCCTTGGTGGGAAGACCGCCATTGAGAGTAGCAATATCAAGATTGTTGCACTTAGTAAGCATACGCCGAAGCGAACTATCACCCAAGAGAGTCTTTATTTCAATACCCACATCAAACACAGAATCAAGATCATGCACATCTCCAGTATACACATAATGAAGATGAAGCCCTTTCCCGCTACGGCTGAGTTCCGTGTAGGTTGGGGGCAATCTTGAGGCTCGTTCAATATTCAGCTCCAGGTCTTTCTCTCCATCCTCATCTACTAAATCGAAATCGATAACAATGTGTTGCTCAGGAACCTTTACGAAGTGTAATCTGGTGGTGTCGACGTCTGCCAAGGTGGTAGCGTTGTTTCCCCACTTAAGAGGCGGGACGCCATTTGACGTTGCTTCCTGCGCCGGCTGATCCGGATAAGCAGTGTTAAAAGCAGATGGATGGAGATCCTCATCAAAATCGGATAGTTCAATAACGTACGAAGTATCCGGTACGAACGGCGTTGGTCCTTGCTCTGGGAGTCCTCTGAATCCGACATACACACTCCTATACTCCTTGTCTCCGATGAAATGACGCTCGTGGAATTCGTCGAAGTAATTGCTAAGTTCATTCCGAACCTCATGGTGCTGAAGGCGTTTCATGATGTTCGACTCTTCGCAATGTAGCTTGTACAAATCCCAGGCGTACTTTAACTGTATAGCGTCTTGAGACTTGAATATATCAAAGTGGGCCTCTACGAAGTTGTAGAAGGTGTCGGTCAGCATCATCATCTTTGTGGGAATATAGTTCTCGTAATAGAACTTCCCCATCTCTCGATACCGACGAAGGCACTTATGCGCTATCGCGCCAAGCTCATAATTGACGTTTTCGACCAAAATATGGTACCGATTTGGTTCGATTTTCACACCAGTTGGGTGTACGTCAATCAATCTCCGTGTATTCCCAGCCTTGGCATCAGCAATCTTCACGGGCTTGTTCGTGCCAATTATCAGAAACGCGTTGGGACGGATGCTGTACGCGGACCTGTACTTGACATTCATATTCATCAAGTCATGCCCGACAATGGAGTTCAGACGCGTGTTGTCTTCGATTCTTGAGAGATCCCCGTCGTGCTGAAGAGCCACGAGAGGGTTCTTCTCGAACGTCTCCATCGCAAACGTACCCGAGTGGCTCGTCAGGGCGCGGGCCTCGAACGTCGTTACGTACCCCTCAAATAACTTCTCAAATATATCGATGACAGTGGACTTGCCCGTACCCGGTGCTCCATAAAATACCAGGAACTTCTGTAGCCACTTAGAGTCTCCGGAGACAATCGCCCCGATAGACCACTCGATTTTATCTCGTTCATCAGGAGCGTATAGCACACTAAGCAGTTCATCCCATGCGTCGGTTCTTCCTGGTTCGAGTGCATATGGGAGCCTTTTGCTGGCGTAGTCCTTCTTACCAACCTTCGAGTTAGCGAACGTCAGACATTCATCCAACTGATGGAAGTTTCCATTATGTGGTAGGTTTCGGATATACTTGTTAAACTTCTCCCACGTACCTGAGTTGAAGTCCCTGCTATAAAGCGGGTCAAAGACGTCGCCATTTTTCTTAGCGTCCTCGACGAACTCACGTAGACCTTGATCTACAAGTCGCCGAACATCAAATTCGTTCTGAGACCACATGCCTTGCTCTTGGTCCCAAACAGCATAAAATGCACCACCTCTAACCATTAAGTCATCAAAGGTATCAACAATCCAGTCGGGATATACTTGTGGGGTGCCTTTGCTGGCATCCTTAATTCTGATTTTACAGAAATCCACAAAACCCCCTCCCTTATTGCCCTCTAAGATACTCCGCAAACTGATACCAGACTTCGACGTCTCTTTGATCAGTATGGGGTCTAGTTAACGGAAATAACCCTCCCTTCCCGTTATGCTCGTAAGTCCGCCAAATAAATCGGTCTAGAATTTCCTCGACGTCCGCGGGATCTATATCTGCAGCATCGTTCAGTTCACAAAGCCCAAGGTTCTCTAGGAATCTCCAGAACCAAGTCCTGAACCCTATGTCTGTCATGAACTCGGTCCGATACGAAAAGGCGATCAACATTTCGAGAACCGAACACCCAGCTATCGATTTTACACTATGCCTTGGGTACATCGTTCTGGACTCGAATATGAAGTCGTCTCTAAGCTCCAAACCATCCGCCACTCTGTTATCGTCACCAGATATAAGCCACACAAACTCGATCCGGTGAAGAATCTGCAGCAGCTTCCAATGCGTCAAAGATGGTGTCGGGTTTGGAACCGGATGCATCACCTTAGCGCAGAGCCATCGAAAATACTCCTCCTCGAGAGCCCATAACACGGTTACTCCAATCTGAACTTCGGATGTTGCTTACCCTTCTTGGGCTTCCTACTGTGCTGGATCTCTTCGTCTAGCCCTAAGACTTCCATACCGAAGTGTCCTGGATCACGAAGGATCTCGTACTCGCACTCAATCTTCTCATTACGGACATATACGATGTTCTCATCCTCTGATCCATGCCCAAAGAGCAAGATCCCGAATATGTCTCGGTTGTAAACAGGAGCGCCCTTCGAATCACAAAGAACGTCGTCACCCACATAATATGTGAGAGTTTCGTGCGGATAATCCATCTCGTCGCTGTTAAATTCGTCGACGTGGATCACATAAGGACGGTTAGGCCCTCTGTTCTGGGCTTCTTCCTTGTAGTCCCAGTAATCGTCTCGATAGTTGTCTCCCTTCTCCGGTGATGTGCGCATGAGCGTTTGAATCTCTGTTTCCTCTTCTACGACGATGATGGTCTCTCGTACCGTAACTGCGTCGGTAAACGGGAGTTCTGGTTGAGCTTCTTCAATCTCAATGCTCGAATCTCCAAGATCTCCCTTTCTAGAATGTTCACCTCCAGCATCAACTCGATTATCTCCAGCTCGATCTGACGGCCCCTCAAAGTAAGGGCGTTTATTTCTGATCTTTCCAAGGACATACCCGACACCTACTCCTACGCCTAACGCGATAACGCCGATAACTACAGGAACGGCTATGTTTCTAGGAACCTTCACCTCTGGGATCGTTACTTCAGGAATCGTTACTTCATCAGGAAGCTCCACGTCTACTCCTAGATCTTGTCGTAGATAACGCCGTCAACATTGAAATCGAGCAAAATGCTTGGCTCAGACCCGTTGACAAACCGGGAGTTCCATGCATCAAACATGCCAAAGCTTATGTAATCGTCTCCGTCGCCACCCTTGAGCCACCCGACAACAGCTCCTGCCTTCGATCTCGGAACGCCGATCATATCGTACACCTCATTGAGGAATACATGACCCATTGAGACGAGACGGTGATTCGCATATGCCTGCTGAACCTCTAGGAATACGCGATTGTATTCTGCATTCCGAACCCAGTTCGAAGAGTACTCGTCAAAGAACCGTGCATACGGAGAAACATGAAGCGGGTTGACAACCCTCGCCTCTATGATCTCTCCATCACGCGTTTGGACCAATTCCTTGGAGGAGCCATGATACAGCTCAAGCTCCTTCTCTTCACCAACCTCTTCCCGCACTCTATTCCGGTACTTCTCCAGGAACTCTTGGACCCCGGCGTACGCGGCCATGAGGGCAGACTGACGACGCGCCATCTGGATGTGAGAGCTGGTTAGCATCGCGATCGAAGCCGTACCGAGAATTGCTGCCGGTGCGTACAAGAGCACGATCTTAACAGCCGATCGTCCGTAGACGTGCAACGTGTCGATGTGGTGGTGCAGCTCCTCAAGATGAGCCTCCGGGCTTTCACGATCTGCCGGAAGTTCACGAAGGAGCTTGTTCTCCTCAATTTCCTTGTTGATCTCCTCGAGCTTCTGCGGGAGCTTCATCGTTGCGCGGCAAGCCAGGACCGTGCTCGCAAGCGTCCCAACCACGCCGAGCCCAAAGAAGATATGAGGAGAGTTTTTCTTAGCTACAAGAGCCTGTCTGGCAACAGTACCGAGGATGGCTTTCGGAACTGCCTTCATGAGAAGATTGTTCATCTATCGGCCCTTTCAGATAGGTTCTACTGGTGGAAGATCGATAAAGTACCCGTCTCGGATTTGACGGATCTCTACATTGTTCAACGATGTCCAGCCCCACTTATTATCTACTGCAGTAGATCTAAGGCCAACCAGATCATAAAGATCTGCCAACGAAGCAACTTCAAATTTGTCGATGATGTCGATCAGGCGTTCGACAACGACTTCGGCGTCCTGTCTTCTCGACAAGATAAGATCCTGATGCTCGGACCTTTCTCTCTGCCGAAACGCGGGCTGATCCGGCAATAACCCACGACGAGTGTTGGTTAGTCCGCTAACTATCGTCTCACGGGGCTCTCTGAACGCCCTTCTATCCGGATTATCGTATCGAATGATCGAACGATTCTCTGCTGTGCGCCTACGAAACGTCGAGTCACCATATATAACGCCCTTCGCACCATTGACGATTGCGTCCACAAGCAAGTCTCGTACGGCTGGTAAAATAACATCAGCTGCGACAAACCGACCGGCAGTCTTAACGTCACCGCCGAAGAATACGTTCCTGAACTTCCGCCCAAAGGATTCAGGCTTTCGAATTACTTCTCCAGTTACTACCTTGGAGATCTGCTTGTCGCCCTTCTCTTCCTTGCTCTTGTCCGAATTACTCTGATAATCCATACCCTTCCCTTACAGTTGTGGGGTAGTTAGGACGGCAACCTCTTGCTTCTCTACTTCCTTTGCAAAGTCCTTCGGGATTATCCCCTTGATGAATTCCGCAGCAGCCGTATCATCTGTAGCAAGCTCAATGAACAGAGAATCGTATGCAGCCGTCTGTGAAAACGCCTCTCTGAGTTCGTCATTCTTGATGAACCTCTTCCCGTCCTCAGATCTCTCACCATAAGACAAAAGAATAATGCGCTTGAACTCTTCAACAAGCTGCTTCTTATCTTCTGTCCGCACAATTCGAGCAAGAGCAGCTTCCAAGCCTTCCTTGTAGGAAACCTGAAGCTCTATAATCTCGCTCTTGCTAAGATTGAAGTGGAAATTTTCTGTTACGGTCTCACCATCGAAGTTCTCGTAGGTGATGGGTCGAATAAGCATCTATCCTCGCTTCCGCTTAGAAAAGAATTTGAATGCCTTGATATAGGCCTTCTTTGTCAGGATGCTAGCAGCCAACTCAACCACAGCCACTATGACCACAGAAATAAATTGGTGTATGACCGGTAGCGGGTTTTCCTCGCTCCGTCCAAACATTCCAATCATTTGTTCCCTCCTTCTTCTCATTATAGCGGCTGCGATTTGTACGAAGTACTACTCAGACGTCCACCTTGGCGTGAACATCAACTTGAGAGTCCACTTATCGCCATCTTGGTACCAACTTGGCTTGATCTTGTACACCGCGTTCGTGACCAAGACTCCGAACCCAACGGAGTATGCAACGCGCTTCAGGATTCGTAGCATATCTATCTCCTATATCGGCTGAATGTAGTTGTAATCGAACGCCATACACGGACGGCCATCTTCAGTCAAAGCCGCTGAGAATATCAACTCCATCAACTTGTCTGAGGTCCACCCAATGTGCGGTGCTTGTGTCGTGTTCTGAAGACCAATACGCCAATACCACTCATCCAACGTTGCATAGTCTTGCCTGAGCAATAGCGCGTTCAAATCATTCATCGCCTTGCGCAATGTCTCCACATCACTCACAAAATATCGCATTGTGAGCAATTCACAGCACAAGACCGCGCCCGGACCAGATATCAGTGTCGCAGGAGGTGGATCTTTCGCTATCTTGTCAGCGACCACCTTATCGACAATGGACTGATCCTTACGTGAACTGAACTCTTGAACAATCTTGTCTCGATACTCAGCGAGTGATCGTTGAGAGACCGCGACGAGAGATTGAGCAGCGAGAATCTTCCTAGCTGCGAGCCGGTTTGCTCCAGCGATGGCGAAGATCGTTGAAGTTCCGAGGAGTACGGGGGGAATGTAAAACGTCCAGACGAGCTTGAATCGTCCCCAGAGTTGGGCTCTTGGGGAGTCGTAGGTAGTTCCATTATACTGTTCATCCCTCTTGATTACGTGAGCGGCTCTGTAGGAAGCTCGACCTGTCATAAATGCCGTAGCTACAACTCCAACACCAGCAGCAACGGAAGAAATAAGCGAAGAATTATGCTTCGTAAAATTAGTGATCGTCCCTAGCAGTTCGCTCAGCATTATCGTCCTTCAGATCGTCGAATCTTATCTCGTGGTTGAACTGGTCTATCTGTCCAATACGCTTATTGTAATGCAGCAGCCAGATAAAAGCGAGGAACATGCCTACAGCAAGTCCAATCATTGTACCGATTAATGCGCCAATCACGACGTCCATCACCTCTTAGGTCCGCGTGTGCAAGCGAGCACAAGTGCTATGTACAACGCAAATGCGATCAATAGCATCCCGCCAATCATGCAACATCCTCCAGCCGAATTCGTTCTGCTTGATGCCCGCCAGCATTTGGGAGCTTTCCGTTAAAATACTTGGAGATCACTGGTTCAGATACACCAATCTTTCTTGCGTAAGCCCGTTGTGATGCGTAGTACTTGTTCGTGTCAATGTCTCGCACGAGATATCCATCAAAACCTCGTCCAACGTTGTTTGTCACGCTCACAACGTTTGTCTGAGCAGATAAAATTGAATGAGGGCGCATGGTAATCGAAGTCTCTGCAGTCTCCGATCCATAGACTCCGCCATTGGCTAGTGTCTCATAACGCCCTCTCACTATAACAACTGCAATTCCTACGAACGCAGCTCCAGCACCAAATGCCGCATAGCGATCTGCGTTATCTCGGAAGTGCTTCTTCACTCGGTCGATGAATTCCATGATTACTCCTGTCAGTAAAAGAAAATGAGAGGCTAGGGCCCGCTGCCTAACGAAAACAGCGATTAGCGACCTTTCTTCGTCGCGCCAGGTGGGTGGGGTTTGCTCCCACTCATTCGTATCTCACCTTCCTCTCATTATAGGACCTGCGAAAATGACGAACAAAAAGGGAAAGCCCATGTGGGCCCTCCCTCTCGATCATGTCGCTACGGCAACGATCTCATAGATCACTCCGTTGACGTGATCCGTATGCCCGTTCAAATGCTTGGACATTACGGGCACCGAAACGTTGGCATTCTTCGCAGCTTCGGTCACTGACCCGAAATATCGGTCAAGTTCTCGGCAGTACACAATCTTTCGAAGATGTCCTCCGAGAGAAGACGTCGCCAAGTTGTTGAACACTGGGGACACGTTGTTCACGATGATCGATGGTTGCTTCTTGAGCACAGCCGCGCCAAGCACAGCAACGATCACGCCACACGCGGTGTAACCGTACGCGTGCTTATGCTTCGAGAAATGTGCCTTGATCTTCTCGAATCGGGTTTCGTCTTCCATCATGGCCTCCTCAGATAAGTGAAAGAAGATGTTCTCTTGGTGTCGTACAGTCACGTCTCCAAGAGAGGAATCCGTACAGTCACGAGTTCCTCATCTTCTCTCACTATAAGACTTGTAAATATGACGAAGATATAAAAAGAAGAATTCACACATTGCCTGGTGCTTGCCAGGTTCGGTGTCCCGCTGAACGGGTTTTGCACCTTAGTGTCCCGCTGAACGGGTTTTGCACTAACTGTGAATTCTTCTCATTATAGGACCTGCAGAAATGACGAACGAAAAGGAAAGTGCATTGCTGCACCCTCCTTCAAGTTCATCGGTCGTAAGGTCGGTTCCTCACTCGGTAGTCGACCTGCTTGGCGTAGGCATGACGACTCTGTGCTTGGCTCACCGCGTTCACGACTGCGACAGCTGCAATAACAGCTCCCGAGCCGACCGCGATTACCCGCATAGGGTCCTCATCCCAATACTCCTTCAGCTTGGTCTTCCAGCTCATGATTACTCCTTTGCTCGATCTCTCTCATTATACGGATTGTGAATTTTGCGAACTATGATCCTTTCGACGAGCTGCCGACAAGAAGATGAGCCCGATAACAATCAACGACACTCCTCCCACAATAACAATAAGAAATGGAAAGCCGGTTTGAGCTATTGGAGTTTTAGGCACAATCACGATCGTTGCCGGAGGACTCGTTACGTTCGTATACGTCGCAGGCGGTGCCGTAGTTCCTGACGCGTGCGTACTCGGAACCGTAGTTGGCACACTTGTGGGCGGGATGGTTGTAGGAGGAACTGTTGTAGTCGGTATTGTTGTTGAAGGAGGAACGACACAAGAAAGATATGTCCCGTTCTTAGCCGATATAACCGTCGTGCGAGTGTCTGCTGTAGCCTTCCCCTGCTGAACACGAAGATCATGGGAGAAGAACGAGCCAGATGGACCAACGTCTTGGAGTGGGATTCCGACAATAGCATCCAGCTGATAGTCACACCCAAGGCCAAACCTAGCAAGATCAGGCATCGGGAAAGTAATTTCGCCTGGGCCGGCGACAAGAAATTCGACACTGTAGCCTCCATTAGGTCCAGTTAGCTGATCCACGTTTGGATCGAACGAAGGTCCAAGCGCAACCTTCACTACGAAGGACACCGCGGACCCAATACACTCGGGCGCGACGTCCGTCCATGCCATGCGAACTAGATCGCCTTGACCAAGAACAGGTAGATCTGCAAGATCAGGAACTGGTCCGAATTCTTGCGAGCCACCGGTGGCAACAAGCCGCGCACCGAATGTCGGGTTAAGTACGCCACTGAAATCACATCCCGGTGTGAGAAATGCTTGTGGAGTTCCCGGATATGTTGCGTAGTCCGTGACAAGCGGAGGACGTTGATCGTCAGGGATCTGCGCGCTTGCGGTCTGTGCGAACACAAACATGGATATGATCATGAAACCTAGTAGGACTGGTACCTTGCTGTGTCGAACCATATCTTCTCCCCGTGGGTTGTAGAAAAATAAAAGGTCAGTGGCTGCCATCTAGTGACAGGCTCCGTTTCAACTCCCTTTCATTATAGGATCTGTAAATATGACGAACGAAAAAAGAAAGCAGTAGCTCGTGGTCCTTATCTACTCATCAGCCAACATTGACGTCTTTGGCGTGAGCGTATCAGCTCTTAGCTATCAGCCAGATAGACTGCTCTCTCATTATAGGACCTGTAAAAAATACGAACGAAAAAGGAAAGTCATTGCTGACTCTCCCTCGGGTTCACTCCTCTGGTGATTGCGATGCTTGCTCCACTGCGACCTTGCGGATCGTGTCAGCGAGCACGACAACCACGACGGCGATCGTGAGCTTCTTGATACTCCGCTCCAGCATTCGGCCAATGATAATGGCTTTTTGCTCGAACGTAGCACCAGTCGGCTCCTCGATTCCCGGCTTGGTCTTCGGCTCCTTGACAAGATTCACTTGGATCTTGCGCTTCCTCAGCATACCTAATCCTTTCGATTATGTCTCCCATTATAGGACTTGTTTATTTGACGAAAGGTTTTCAGACACTTCCCCCCGGGAATTTTTTGGCTTTGAAAAGGGGCATTTTGTCTGAGAGGCCTCTATTTGCCGTTCTAAGCCGTTTGACCCCATTACGGGTATAATCGTACCGAATATAAGCCAGAAACGCAGCAGAGGGCTCTATACGCGGAGAAAAAAAGCTCAGGAGCCATGTTTCCACAGCTCCCTAGCTTTCCGAGACCCTTTCAGGTTATACGCGGCTCCGTCTTGTTCACAAACGTCAACGCTCTCGAAGCCATCACATGCTTCTGCTCGTACGCGACAATGGCCAGGATCCCGAGGATGTTACCAGCCACGATCAGTACTGTGTTCGGGTCAATCCGACGCAGGCGTTTCTCTTCTTCCGCCTTGATCTTCATCAACCCGTCCAGGTACCGAACGAAGTTGTCAAACTCCTCGTTCTCCGGACCAAACTCGTTCATCCGAGTCAGAACCAATGCAATTGGCTCGTCGAGCACCGACTGCTTGCGCTTCCAACGTGCAAACATTATTCTCCTCTCGTAGTCTCATTATAGGAGTTGCTTATTCTGCGACATCAACGACTTTGAAAGTAATGGCCTCCATGTGCTCTATTTCCTCTGGAGTTTTACTCAATTCCAAAGAAAATACCTTCTTTCCTTCCATTGTCTCAGATATGACCAACGATCCTTGGAACAACACGTTCGGATCGTATTTCTTATAGGCAAATTGGACAATTAGGCCGGATATGGCTGCTAGCACAACTAATATGCCAATAACTTGGCTTTCGTTGGGCATAGCATAGATTTGACTCAATCCAAAGTAAATAGCCCCACTTGCGGGGAATATGATCCTATTCAATGTCTTAATTAGATTATATATTCTATGGTTCATGTCTACACCCCCGGAAGAGATAGCGTAGGATGCCCCGTTTCGCCGTTTTCGTCCATTATCTCCACATACTCAATAATTCGCATTTTCGCAATTTGCCCAAAGTTGGCGTCAACGGTGATAAAGTCGCCAACTTCGAAATCCTTGCGATATTGGTATTTTGAAACTTGGGCCAAATCCGCTCTAGTGATGGTAACAAGGTTTTGATTGGCTATTGCTGCTCTGCCACGCACTTGCATCGCTGTAATGACGTCTGTCAACGCTTGCCCAGTTGGTGGCGCGTTGTAAACTCCGTCAATATCGCTTCCGTCGACCACCATGGACCTACGGGCGAATTTATCGACACCGACAGTATCCACAGCTACGTTTACATATCTACCGACGACCACTGCCGAGTTCTTATCCCTCTTATCACTCCACAAATAGTCTGCTTGCTCAAGATCTCCGGATTTCCAAGAGAAAATAACAGATGAAGACCGGTCAGTTCCTTTGTGAATCAAGATAAAGGTATAATTTGCGGAATGAGTAGGTACGCCGACACCAAACGTGTTTCGACGAATGGTCTTAACGCCTAAATCCTCAATCGCCAATAGTTCCAAAAGCGCAGTATGTACGCCAACTCGTTTTATGCTTCTAGATTCATACACACCAGTAGATCCGACAGGCATTCCTGAACTTGCCCAAATATTGTCAATGATGTCATTTGCTTGAGGAGCAGAAATTCCGTGAGCATTAATCAGCACAATTGCTTGTTCCCATATATAGTTTGGCACTAGCACATATTCCTGAAGTGTCGAGCTGGTTCTTACTTGATTCATGCCGACAATTCGATTATCAAGATATGTTTCGAACGATCTTCCTGTAATAGTTAAAGTTGGATCGGCCGCTGCCTCTTCGGTAATTTCATGATTCTCCACAATCATGATTTCCATAGTATCAACGTGAGAGATAATCGTCCCTAAGGGAAGGAACTCCCTTAATCCACTGCTTAGCGGCGCCACAATCTGGAACTCACCAGGATCGCGATATCGCTCCGTCCACATGACTGAAGTTGCGCCATTGATCATTCGACCTTCGGTAAGAATCGTTGGTTGAACGCCGGGAGCCGTGATGTATTTGAACAGTTCCAAAATTACACCCCCCAGTAGGCAGCCGAGTATTCCAAGTGGTTCCAGTCGAACGTTGCGATGTCCAGGAAGTAAAGTGTCGTAGCTCCAGGAAACATCAATGGCCAAATTGATTCTGGTTGGATCTTATCGACCAAGTAGATACGAGTTACGCCTCGGTCTATATATAGATACTTGTTGGCGTAATCACTGGAGAAATATAGCACATCTCCTGTCAAGAACCCGCCGCTTGGAATAACGCGGAAATTCCATTCCGGATTGATCTGTGCGTCCTGAATAGTGAAGGAGGTTGCGGGAGCCTTGAACGTAACCTGAAATTGAAACCCGTGCGGAGCTGTTGACAGATTGTCCGCAAGGATTATCGGATTAACTGTCTTCAACTCTGCTGGTTCATAGGCAACAGGATTTATCGCCCGGAACATTGGATCATCACATCGAATAGAAATTTGAACCTCAGGAAGAGGCGTGAAATATGGGACTTCGAACTTTGTAATGAATCCAAAGAGTCTAGCAACTGTCGTGCCACTCGAGTTGAAGTGCATAACAACGACGCCAGTTCGAACAGAAGAAATAGAACGATACAGATTATCTCGTACGTCCGAATATGTCTCGTCAAGCTTGAAACGAGGGTTAAGGACGATTCTAGTAACAACCAAGCGTGGCTTCATTACGAAGTCGTAGAATTTATTCTTACTCTTCAAGCTAAAGCCATAGAACTTTGGAACTAGGTCATCGACATCCATTCCGGTCATCTCACGGACCATATATTGAGCCGTGGGATCGGATTTGCTGAGGCTGAAGCTAAAAAGCTCCTCCGCGCCTTCTGGTCTTCCTGCGTATACAGCTACGTCTGTGATTCTCACGGAATGCTCAACTCCTGCTTAGCCATTGTGATCTGATTACGAGTATTCTTGTAAATATCACTTGTGGACAGCTGTGTTGGTGAGTTGATTACTTGATTGAACACTACTTCGCCAGATCCGGCTGCTGCGTTGACAGAATCATCCTGCTGCGCGTTGGCAGTAGAGGCAATGGTTCTAGCTTGAGAATATGAATATCCTGGAGCTATCGACGATGCAGCGATGTAATCGCCAATCTGAGCTGCTCCAGCCGCGACTCTAGTCAAGTCTAGAACTGGCGTAACCGTCGGATTGAACTCTGATACAGTCTCAAGTTCCGTGCTCATTCTAGTCAAAGAAGCCTCAATGGCTCTAACGGCTTTATCAGCTAGACGTTCGGCACTTTCTTCTACAACAGGAACACTATCTCTAATACCAATACTTAAACCTTGTCCCATCATTTGACCGACATAGAATGTCAGCTTGGATGGAGATTTTACGCCAGCACCACTCGCGACTGCATCAGCCGCTTTCTTTCCAAGGTCCCAGGCATCTTGAGCAACTCCCCTTGCCTTTGAAGCGAGGCCAAATGTCATTCCATCAGCGATCGCGAAGGCAATATCCATACCGGCGCCACGAATTTCTTCGCCATAGGTTGTGATAGCAGCGGCTATACCATCCAAGACGTCGACGATGAACTGGCCAACGGCGTTAGCGATTCGAACGATGTTCCCTGAAAGTCCCTTGAGGAACTGTTCAACTAGCTCTACACCCTTATCGATAACCTTAGTGATTTCCTTGCTAAGGGCCTCCATTATTTGCGTAATGAGTGTTCCAGCAGCTTCGGTAACCTTGCTCACGTTGTTACCGATTTCGTCCATGAACTTCACAACAAGATCCGTCGCTGTAGCAGCAAGGCGGAACAAGTTGTTGGCAATGCCTTCCATGAACTTTATGACGATATCGAACGCGGCGTCGATTACCTTGTTAAGGTTATCGGCAATGCCCTTCAAGAACGACAGAAGAAGATCGAGCCCGGCAGATATGATCTTGTTCTGTTGATCTGCCAAAGCCTGAATGATCGTAAGAACTAGGGTTACGGCCGCGTCTATGATTCTGGGAAGTCCCTGAGTAAGTCCTTCCAGAAATGCTACGATAAGATTTACGCCAGCTTCGATGATCGGACCGAGTAGCCCCGCTAGCGCGTTCAGGAAATTCACAATAAGTTCGCCAACTATAACTACGATCTTAGGAATGGCGCTAGCTATTCCTCCAAGAAGTGCTAGGATGATTTCGATACCCGCTTCAATGAGCATTGGGTACCATGTCTTGAGAATCGCAATAACACCCTTTAGAAGGGAAATAATTAGACTAACAACCTTCGGAACAAGCCCCGTCAAAGCGTCTAGAAGCGCACCAATGATCTTGACGAAGACGCCAATAATTTCCGGAGCGAACTCTCCGACTGTCCTGATGAACTCGACAAACCCGAGCGCCAGCCCCTTGGCAAACGCGGGTATGGCTTTACCCATCATTTCAAGATTGTGAACGAACGCGTCAGCGCCCTCACTACTTACACTCGCTAGCTTCTCAAATGCCTGCGCAACCAAATATGCACCAGCACCGAACATGGCGAAGCCAGCACCAATGACCACCAACGCGGCACCGAGCATGAGCAGCGCAGGAATGGCTGGTTGAATGAGCAACGCCGCAATAGCTAGAACACCGAGGGTAAGCGCGATTCCAGCTAAACCCTTGAGTAGATCGCCCCAACTAATGTCAGCGAACTGCTTGACAACTTGTACCAGAAGCAACAAAGCCGCTGCAGCAATTGTAATAGCAAGCGAACCCAGAATCGTATTCTGCATTATATAAGTTGCCGCTGCGAGTAGACCCAAGGTTACGGCAATTCCCGTAAGCCCTCGAATCATGTCATCCCAGCTCATGTTTGCCATAACTTGTACGGCTTGAGCCAGCACCATTATTGCGCCAGCAACAACTAGCAATCCAAGACCGATTGCTGGCATATCTGCAGGCATAAGATGCATTGTCGCAATAAGAAGACCAAGCGTTACGGCCAGTCCAGTAAGCCCTTGGGCCATTTCACCCCAAGTCATCTTGGAGTACTTATCAATTGCGAAGGCCAGAATCGTCAAACTAGTTGCAATTGATATAAGGGCTCGACCCTGCTTGGACGCGTCCTCTGGCATGAGCTGCAGTGCGGCAGCAATAATGACTAGACCAACGGCGACCGCGCCGAAACCTTGTGCTAGTTCCGAGAGAGACATTTGCGCGAATAGCTGAACAACTCCGGCTATGATAGCCAGTGCAGTAGCCATAAGCGTCATACCAGCACCAATTTTGATCATTCCATCGGTGTGGTCTTCCAAGAGAAGAACCGCCCCGACCATGATCCCCATCATTGCAGTGACACCGGATAGGCCTACTGCAAGTTCTTCCCAACTTAGACGAGACAATATAGCGACAGCGGTGGCCAGGATAACCATAGCCCCTGCCATAGCGGTCATACCGACGGACATCAGCGTCATGTTGGCCGTAGCCTTGACACTTGCGTCCATCTTGTTGAGGATGGCAAACGCGCCCATTAGCTGACCGAAACCAACCGCCATTGCGGTGAGAGCCTTTGCGAGCGCGTCAGCATCAATCAAAGACAGGACGAGAACGGACGCGGTAAGCATCGCGATCGCGCCAGCAATCTTCATCAGGGTGTCGGCCTTGATGTTCTGCTGCATTGCAGAAAGAACGCCAGTTAGCTCACCGAACGTAGCCTTGATGGAGTCAATCAGACCAAATTGACCGAAATCGAGCTTGAGACCGTCCTTCATGAACTTGTAAAGAATTGCGGTGATCCCACCGAAGAGACCAACCTTGATTCCGTCAAGCCCGGCATCCCAGTTGTTGCTGCTGAGAACGTCACCGATCTTTGAACCTAGCGTTCCAAAGAATTCGCTAAGCGCACCCCAAATATCCGCAATTACGTCCTTAACCTTCTTGGTTCCCTCAATAAAGCCATTCCAAACATCCTTTAGCTTATCGCCAAGGGTTGCCAGACCCTCCATACGATCGCCAAGAGCTTCAACTGCTGTCCCAGTTCCCTCAACAGAGTCTCCGCCAAGACTACCGAAGAAATCAACGATCTTATCCTTAACCTTGCCGATTATACCTATGACTCTTTCAGCTACAACAAATAGATCTTCGAAGAATGACTTGATTGCACCCCCGGAGACTAATTTCTCATTTAGATTCGTAAAGAAATCGCCAATCTTGCCGGCGGCTGCGAGGAAACTTCCTCCACCGAGGCCACTCAATGCCGAAATAAGATCCTTGATAAATCCTACGCCAGACTTGAGGATCGTCCAGCCAATTTCAAGAATTGAGAAGAATCCATGCGCGATCTTGGTAATACTCTGGATCGTCTGTTCGCTAGGCTGGAGCGCCTTGGTGAACTTAACGAAGGTTTCAGTTAGATTGAATAATTGCTGCGCTGTCGTCGGCGGGAAAATATCGCGAAACGCCTTGGAAACCGTACCGAGAATCGTGCCTATATTACTGATTGCCGAGTGGAATCCCTCGATTAGCTGAGCCCTACCACCAAGATCTTTCCATCCTTGAAGGAGTTCATTACGAGCATCTGCATTCCTCTTTACGAAATTACTAATTCCGGTATTTAGTGCCGTCCAGGTATGCTTGGCCTCGCCGAAATCACCGATAATGATCTTCATGGAATCTGCCCAGCCAGTGCCGACAGCTTCCTTGACCGTTCCCATAAGTTGGGTGAAGGTCTTTACTTCAGTAGCAGCACTTTGAGCAGTTTTAGCAGTTGCCTGAATACTAGCAATCTGTGCCTCGGTAAATCCCTTGGCTGCCAGCTCTGCGTCACTAAGATCTCCGGTGAAACCTTGGAGAGTGGTGCTAAGAACCTCAGACGTAAAGACACCCTCTGACATTGCCTCCTTGAAATTACCCCCAGCGTCCTTCCACTCAGTGAATGTCTGGTCAACTGGGACACCAGTAAGCGTTCCGAGAGCCTTGGCAGACTCATATAAAGAACTCTGAAAAGCCTCTCCACCCATGCCTGCATTGACAACTGAAATCCAGTCCTGCGCCTTGACGGATCCCGAAGCCATGGCTTGAGAAAGCTGATACATAGCGCTAGAAGCTTGATCAGAAGTAGACCCTGACATTGCTGCCAGGTTGGCAATACCCTTAATCGCATTAACTGAACTATCTAGATCTACACCAGCAGCCGTGAATGTACCGATGTTCTTGGCCATCTGACCAAAGTTATAAATGGTCTTGTCTGAGTATTCATTAAGTTTATCCAATGAATCAGTGACCTGACCCATCGTCGTCCCTTTGGACGCCGTGTTTGCCATAATAGTCTGAATGGAGTTCAGGTTAGTTTCGTACTCGCCGAAGCCATCTTTAATTGGTCCAAAAAGATGCTTTGCAATCTGCACGCCAGCATTCATGGCCGCAGACGTAATGTTGGCTAGAGCCGTAATACCAACGGTAGCCATGGCCAGAAAGCCACCGCTAATGCCTTCAAGTGCATTGTGCATTCCGCCAAAGTGGACCTTATCCGCTGAAGCAGAAACATCCTGAAGACCTTTGGAGGCGCCTTCTAGCTTTAAAGCCTTTTCCAGCTTTGCTAGGCTGGTGAGGGTAGTGTCAATCTTACGCTCGAACGCGGCATTGTCAAACTCCATCCTAACAATGCGATCGTCTACGCTAGCCATTTCTCACCTGCCCCCAAATGTCGTTAAGGATCCGATCAAAGACCGGACGGATTGCTGGATTGATGTAATCGCGCCCTTCGACCCATCCACCGGTTCCAGTGGCGTGGCCATACTGAACTATAACGGCAATGTTAACGCCGCCTTCAACGTCCGTGTTGAACCAGCTTATAGAATACCTACCATTTTGACGGCCGACCTGGTAACCCCAAGACTGGGATGCTCTACCAGTATCGACCGGCGTCGCACTAGCTAACGCGTCAACTCCTTGCCGACCATACTTATCTAGGTTCCTCCACAGATTGCCGCTCTTCATGAAAGTTAAGAACTTAGTAGTCTTTGTGAAATCACCAGAAGAGGTGACTTTGATCATGGCTACTCCGGAGGAGGAGGATCAGGAATGAAGACGACTGGAAGAAGTGGCTGGACGTGGGAGAGGATCATCTGGTCCGTGATTACTGACTCGTCTCCACCCGGATTTGGATTCTGCGCAGCGAGGGCAGAGGCATAGGCAGCCTCGACGTCAGAGGCAACTGACACAGGATAGATGACCTTGTACATTGACGCGTTTGGATTTGTTTCACCTTCCTGGGCACACGCCGATTCCACTCTTGCCATGAAGGCCTGGTCATGGGCACACGCAAAGATGGTGTTGTATGACATCTGACTCCTTAGATTCTCGAGAAGGCCTGAATTGTGACTTCGCCGCCAGTGTGAACGTTGGTAGAGTTACCACCCATTCCCCCGGCAACGAACCAGTGATTGAACCCCATGTTGCCACCGGCGGGAACGTTCCACCCATGTATAAGACTGCTACTGGACCATACGGCCTGCCCAGCAGCGTCATTAACAGCTGGAGAATCAGCTCCTCCAACGCGTGGAATCAGTTGCGAATACCAAGAAATCCAGTCGGCGCCATACCCCGCGCTAAAACTAACCAATGCCTGAATTCTAACAGGAAACGGAAACGGAGTAGCCGGAAGCCATTGATAGATGTCAGCAGCCCAACCGGGCCAAATTGCTCCTGTGGCTATATCTGGAATTGCAAAGCTTGTGGTATAAACCATCGTTCCAGGAGGAGGCTGCCAAACGTTTCCAATTCTCTGCCACACAGCGTTCAGATCGAGCGTGACGCAATACGAGCCATTTGGCGGAGAAGGCCAACGCGCATCTCTCTCGGTTGGATTTGCAAAGACACGAACGCCGTTATCAATATTCCAGCCGGCAGGGGCCTTGTACCAAGATACGTCGCCATCTATGGTAACGGCTCTCGCACCCTCAGGAGGGCCGGGCCAACGTGCAGCAAGATCGGCAGAAGACACATATATACGAGCAATATTAAACACAAACCAGCCACTAGAGTTCTTTTGCCAAAGGGTCTCTGTATCTGTGGTGACAGCATAGGCCCCGATTGGGGCGGTTGGCCATCCTGCATCCAGTGCAGCCTTTGTGGCGAAGATACGGGGGGCGTAAACAGCCGATGTCGCTTGATCGTTGACTGACCCGATGGTTCCAGAAGGGCCTGGAGGACCTGTCAACCCTCGAACATTGCCGGCATCGATCGGAGTGCCTTCTCGAGTGAGAAGAATTAGGTTGTCGCCTTGTACTTCGCCATCGACGACAGTTTCATTCTCGATTACAAGCATCCGTTCGGCGGTAAAACTGGTTACGGTAGCCATATATCCTCCTCGTTCTTGTCGCTACTGCTGATTTCATACGTGTCTGGATCCAAATATACGGCAGTATCGGCTGTAATTTCGAAGGTTGTGTCGTCAAGCATGACGATCTGACCCTCACGAGGAGATTCTGCGCTCCACGTACCGTCGCCATGATCTGTAATAATAAGGCGATCCCACTTTCGAATGAAAGTAGCAAGGCCCTTCAATGATGGAAGACGGGCGTCGCTATCTTCATCTCCATAAATAATTCCTTCAAGATCTTCCAACAGCCAAGGATCCATCCTACGACTGTCGAAAATGATGTGCGCGGTCGGACGCCAATTTTCAATATACTCAGGAATTGCGGTAACGGTCCACTCGAATTCCAATGGCTCGGTATCGAGAGACATCGTTTGATAACTTTTTTGGGATGGGAGCGCAGTTAGGTTGTAAACAATGTGAATCTTGTAACCTAGCGTTAACCCTTTGACATCATTACCCACTTCGGTTCTGTAGCACAAGCTAAACTTGCTTCTTGGCTGATGTGCTACGAAGAATCCTTGCTGCTCTTCGTAAATTCCCTCATAAGGTAGAAATTCATCAGGGTAAGTCCAGGCTCGAAGAACAGCAGAGAAATCTCCGATTGTCAAAAGATCGTTGAATTTCAACCCATCGAAATGAACTGGTTGGGTTGTGTCGTTGATGCTTTCTTCTACCGAAGTAAGACCGTTCCAGGCAAAGCCATGACCTTCGTCATCATAAAACACGCCTTTGCTAATACCAGTTTCGTAAAAACGTTGCCCGATCTGATCCCAGACAAGTGTGGCCATTCAACCTCCAATCATCCACTGGTGTTTAGCTCTGCTCTTCGTTTGGCATTCAACTCACGGTTTCTAGCCGCCATCTCATGACGAGACGTCTTCTGCGGCTTGGAATTCTTGATGTTGCAAATGCGAATCAAAGCAAATAGTCTATTGAGATGCCATCGCTCACATTCGAAAGGAATGTTGAAAGCTACCATCCAATAGTAGATTAGCTCTGCTGTGATGGTTTCGCCTCGGCCTCTACGTTCTGGCATGGAACCAAAAGTAGTGGCTGACTCTTTTGACTCGATGTAAGTATTAATCTTGTCCAAAACTTTTTGATCAAACCTACTAATAATATCATCAGGGTAATCTGGGGTTGTTATCATCGCTTCTACATAATCTAGAATTTCTTGGGTCGTCTTACTGGTAGCCGATAGAAACGGCTTTTGGTGTTTTGACTCCCATTTTGACACCGAGAGAAGAGAGTGCTCAAGCTCCAATTCGAAATCCCCAACGCTACCAAACGTTTGAGTCTCATCATCAAAGTATTCAGTCCCAACAATTAGAAGTTTGAGCATCCTCCCACCCTCTCATCAACTAAGTCGCAGCTCCAGCGACCCAAGCCGAACCATCCCAGTGCGCTTGACCTGGCGCACCGATCGTGATCGTTTGGACGTACTGACCAGTCGTCCAAGCCGTGTTCGGCGACGCGACGATCCCAGAAGCCTGAAGGGTCGCGACAGATCCGGGAGGATTGGACCCACTTGGAGTCCACAGACCTGGAGTCCCTGCGGTTGCCCCAGTAGCCTCGAGAGCACCGCCACTGACAAGCGCGAGAACCTCGTCCGGAAGAGGTAGACGAGCTGCGGCAGTTCCACCATACAGTTCGTCTTCCAAAGCGGTCAATTGCGTTGGATCAACCGCCAATGAGTCGACGACGATGAGAGATGTTGGCTTGAATCCGGTTACAGGAACCGGAGTCGTTGAGATCTCCCAGCTGAAAGTGATCGCCTCGGGGGAGTCGTTGATGGTGTTGTAAGCCTTCTCTGACGGACTGGCGATGCAGCCGTAGACAAGATGAAGCTTGTAGCCGAGTGCATCGCCCTCGAGATCGTTGCCAACTCGGCTGCGATACGACAGACCGAATGTCTTGCGAGGCTGTTGGCCAACGAACACGCCCGGCGCTGGAACTCCGAGTCCATCGAACTGAGCGAACTCATCCGGGTAGGTGAACGCCTCAAGCGTCGCTCCAAACTCCTCAACCGAGATGAGGTTCAGGTACTTGATATTGTCCGCGTACTGAGCGTTCGACTCCGCACCAGTAGGCGATTCGGTGACGGTTGTAAGACCGTTCCAGGCCACACCTTCCGAGTACACTCCCATCTCGTCGGGAATGTACAGAACCCCGTGATCGATGCCGGTTTCGTAGAAGCGCTCCCCGACAAGATCCCAAACAAGAGCTGGCATTGCGTTTCTCCTTAGAAGAACAACTTGTAGACGTCGTGGTTTAAGTTGTCGGCTGTGTAAAATCGATCATATGTACACATAGGTAGCTCCGCAACTTTGTCTGGAATATCGCTATCTGGGTTTCGATCAATAACCGTTACCAAATATCGCTTTCGACGCCTATAGGGAATGTCATCGGCATGGTTTGCCAACTCATAATCGCGTCGATAAACGATACAGGGATATTCCATCTTTATTGTGGGTGGAGGCTGGAAATATACATTAGGCGACCCCAGAATTCCTACGAAAACCGTCTGAAGCTCAAGGCGTTGGGCCATTGTAAATGCTCCCAAGGCTAAGAATGAGACGGGGGGTCTTTACTTCAACATTTGTCACGGTCCAGAGAACCTGCATCCATCGAACATACTTGATCTTGAAGAAGTGATCAATGGCGAATTGATCAGCGACTATGGTGATTGAATTATTGACAACAAGATCATCGTTTAGGCTTTCTCCCGACTCTGCTTTCCTTGTGTTACGGATCACATCGCCGAAATATGCCTTTTCTTCAATAGTATCCACCCAGACGCCAGAATTAGGAGGAGTTTCTACAGAATTACCGTAACCAACTTCTCCTTTGAATCTGGCCATCAGACTCCTTTTATCAGATGCTACTCAGCAGACCTTCTAGTTGTCCTTCCCTCGGGCGCGGGCGCGGAAGCCGTTCCGACAACGGCATCATCGGGGAGCGATCCATGGACCGGCGGGGCACTCTGACGAGCGTTCGGGGGCTCGGGGACGATGATGTGAGTGGTTCCACCAGGAGGCGCGACGAACGTACCCTGCTTGAAGACCATCGCCGACTTGAGCTTCACGAGCGCGCCCGAGAGGCGGGTTTCGATCAGGTACTTGTACTGGTTGTAGTCGATGTCGAAGTCATCGAACAGCGCGACCGAACCGCCCTTGTCGGAGCCGATGACGTAGTCGTTCATGTTCACGATGATCGCCTGAGGCTGACCAGCGGCAGGGTCGAAGACATCGACCGGAACGACCGCGGCGACTCGGATCTCTGAAGCGAACTGATCGAGACCGCTGTAGATCCTTCGACCAAGCGTGTCCTTCAGCATCATGACCTGAGCGAGAAGACGCTCACTGGTGTACAACGTGGGTGTGCCAGTTCCGCGGTACTGCGAGCGCCACTGGATGACCGCGTCGACGAAGTCCGAGATGTCACCCGCGGCGAAGTCCACAAGGATCTGCATGACGAACAGCGGGTCATCCTTGGCGATCGGACGGATGCGATCCTCCAAGATCTTGTCCGGATCCGGAACGGTACGACCATCGCCGAGGAGTACGGCGCGGGCGATCTCTTCGTCGAGCATCAGCCGCATCTCGCCCTTCATCCAGGCGACGACGTCGAAGTCGGTGATGTCGAGGATGTCATCCCGATCGAGCTTCTGCTTCTTGTAGATGGTCTGCGGGTTGGTCTCCCGGCGAGCAGTTCCGTAGAACTCCTCCTGCTTCTCTTCGCCGGTGATGTAACCCTTCGCACGCGCATCGTCGTACGTGAGATCAGCCCAGTGGGTCTTCACCCGGCTGAAAGGGCTCTTCCGCGCTCCGTTGAGAACCGAGTTGACCCACTCGGTACGACGCGTGAAGAACTCCGGAGCCGAGGTGAGCGCCTGGGCCTCAGGGAAGAGGGTGTCGATCTGGTTGATGCCGTGAGAAAGGGCATAACCCTCAACCGCAGCCTTCAGGGATCCCAGCTTGGACGCGTCGGCAACGATCGCCTGCATGTCGCTGTGAGAGAGAACTGGCTTTGATTCGTCCTTCGGAGCACCAGTCTCAAAGACGTTGCGGGTCATTCCGGTCCCTTCCTTATCGTTCTCTTCGGTCTGATCATCGAGATTACCTTGTTGCATTTCTTCGCCGTCAGCTTCATTCAACGCCTGGCCCAGCATGTAATGAAGGACTTGCTTCTGCTTCTCATTCATTGAATCATAAACATCTTGAATGGTCTCGCCATCGCCCTCATCAGCTGGCGGATCAGCCTCACCGTCGGCATGGTGAAGCTCGAGACCGGTATAGATAATGGCCTCGTCTTCCAACGTCTCGTCTTCGCCGTCGCTGTGACGAATCCGAACACTCTCGATGAGCGCGCCAGGATTGGCTCCGGAGAGAACAAGGCTCACCTCTCGAATTGCTCCGTGGATGACCCGGCCCGAACGCTCGATCAACTCGTTCGCCCAGATGGACAACATGGTGATGTCGCCATGCTCGAGAAGTCCCTTGGCGTGAGCAGCCTTCCCCGTTCCGTTGAAGTAACCGTAGGCGAAGACGCCGTCCTCACGGTTCTCCAGGATCGTGTGCCCAAGAACGTTCTCCGGGTCAGTGTGACCGTGCTGCCAGACGAGCGGAACCCGTGCCTTGTCTTGGTGCTTGAATGCACCAGGCATGATGGTTCGACCGTCAGAGCACTGGAGTCCTGCCTTGGTGGCGTAACCACTGAAATCAGGTTCCATTTTGACTTGCCCTTTCTAAAGCTAGAGGCCCCGGAGCTGATGCTAATGCAGGCTGAGGTTCTGGTTGCGGCATGTTGCTGTTAACTAGCTGATCTGCCTTTGGATCAGACGATGGCTTGATACCCAAACTCGTTCTGATCTCATTGGCCGACAGAATCTCATTACGAGTGAACTTATCAGCAATCTCAGCAATGTCTTTAACCGGAACCAACTTGAACGGATCCCGGAAGTACTTAATTCGTTGATCACCAAGCGAACCCATGGGCCCAAGGAACGCTCTTTGCATGGCTTGAACAATGGCATCGAGGATTGGCTCGATCGTCCTGCTGTAGTAGAGCACCATGGCATCCTCGTCCGCGGTGCCGTCCATAACTTCTGGGGTTAGACCCAGCTGGCTGTACAACAGATTGGTTAGATACTCAACTTGCTTTAAGAGATTGTTCTCAGCAGGTCGATTAAGCTGTGTGATCTTCTCGGTTCCATCCGTATAGGCAATTCCGTACTGACTACCCTTAAGCTGGAACTCGATGTCCTCTCGTCTTTGCTCAGCTTGTTGACGTCTGGCTTCAGACTTGATGACGTAGGGCAACTGAATGATTAGATCCAGCTTCCCCGAACCCGATTGCTCATCAACAGCGTCCAGAAGACCAAGCTTCCTGATCAACCGTTGCAAAGTTGAATTCGGCTCGTTCATAACCGAATACAACGGGTTCTCGATGATGGCCACACTGCGCTTTTCGAGCGTTACCTCCTCTCGACGGCCTTCATTCTCATTGTAAACATTAACTCTTACATGCTTTGGATACCAAGTGACGATGTCCCCAACACGAAGGCTATAAATGTCATAAAGTAGGTTGGTCTGTGGATCTCTTGACGTATCGACAGGGACAATGGCAGCAACACCCTTGTCGAACAACGTCATGGCAATATCTTGAAGAAATGCCCTTGGAGATTGGTCTAAATTGGGCTCCCAGACAAGACATTCGTTCAAATGAGTAGCCATATCCTCAAGATATCGACCATCTTTGTCAACTCTGATGTGCTTCAGAGGAAGCCCAGAGACATCGACACTTAAGGTAGTATAAACCGAGGATATGATTGATCGTTCGTTATACAGCTGATATCGGGGTCTAGAAGGTGATACTCCACCATAATATGGGGTAGTATAATCCAAAGAATCGTTGATATCGGTCGGATTATTGCGAAATGCATTCCAAGCTTTCTTCAACTGATCAATAAGTGGCACGAATCACCTCCCTGGCCGAGCGCTGATCCTTCTTAGGATTGGCGCAGCTGATCCTGCTGTATCAACCGCGAAACCAGTCCTCACAACTTGTGTCATGGGGGTCTTTTTATATGCCCCAAATAGCTGGCTTGCTTTTGACGCATTGTTCAAACTTTGCCGCGTTGCCTGCCTGCTTATTTCCTTCAGTTGCTTCTTTCGATTAGATGAAAGGATTTGATTAGCGACCAATAAGCCGATTGCGCCAACAGCTAGGCCAGTTGCGATACGATCGTTACGCTTTCGCCTAGCTATTTCAGCTTCAATTGGGCTTTTCCCGGCCGGCTTACGTCCTGTAGGGCCCGGAGCAGCCTTTCTGGTACCCCATCGCATCCCCTTAACCCCATGATGTTCTAAATATGCATAAACATCCTCATCTGTGATGGTCATTCGAACGCCTCCTTGTTAGCCTTGTATGCAACGTATGCGTCCATCATGGCCGAGACGTTGTCAATCTTTTCGTCAGCTCGTTTCTTTAGAAGTTTACGGTTTCCATTAGTATCTTCAAGTGTAACGGCGTTTCCCATCGCAAATGACATTAGTTCTTGATCGAAGATTAGCTTTCTTTCTTCGGATAGAATCTTTAGTTCGCCAAGTGGAACCGATTCTGTCCTTGCGCCTTGAATAACCTTTTCGATTCCGTATGGGCCGTTCTCTTGCTCCCATCTGGTGACGAATTCCTTGGCGTTGTATGGGTCGAAGCCAAAACATCGAACATCGTACTGGTTTTGACGAATGAATGCATCAAGATCTTCGTAAACTTCCATCATGTCAAGGACAGTTCCCTCGAGCACGTGCAAACTTCCCTCTCCAATGAACTCTTCATACTTAGTTCTCATGGCACCTGGAAGTTTGTAGAGAGTCAAGGTAGTGATGTAACTTCTGGTCTTGACTCCGAACGAGTAATTTGCAAACGGAAAGAGCAACGTAAACGCACAGAAGTCGTCTCCTTGTGAGAGGTCCGCTCCAAGCGCGCACGGAAGACCCCAGAACTCTCTCGGTCGATGTGGAATGGTTTCTTCGTACGTGAAGAAGTACGTGAACCCTTCCATAGGAATACCAAATCGTTTTGCAAGAATGTCATTACGAGAAGCGGGGGCCTTTTCGGCCCTCTCCACATCGAGCTGGTAAACATCATAGGTAACCGTCTTGCCTAAGTTTGGATTGGCCTTCAGCCAAACCTCTGGATGGCTTACTTCTTCGATCTCATCCAGCTTGTAATGCCAGATCGAAATGTGAGGCGCTTGGTAATCTCCTCGAAGGATGCTCGCAAGTTCCATTTTGACGGTGTCACCGGAACCGTTTCGGATCGTACCTTCTGAACTCGTCGCAACGATCAGATAGTCCTCGAGCTTCGACGCGCCTTGCTCAATTGCGCCGACCACATCCTCTCTGATGTCGCCGGACAACCATTCGTCGATCGTCGAGACCTTTGGCCTTAGACCCTGAAGCTTGTTGATCGTCATAGGACGAACTTCGAGAAGCGAGCCGGTGAGAAAGTTCTCCACCCCCTTCTTAGTGGAGGCCAGCTTCACTCTCTGGGCGCGTGATCCCGTGGTGTTCTGCAATGATCCCTCAGTCAGGAACCTAAACAAAGGCCCCCTCGACCGGATGATTGCAGTCCTGAAGGGCGACATCACCTCGTCCGCTTGCTTCATGGTGGGCGCGGTTGTGATCTGATGCGTAGTCTCTGTGTCTACGTTTAAGAAGAAGGCCTGTATGCAGGATGCATACATCGACTTAGCCGCGCCTCTTGCAACGATGAGATATTGCTTTGTGACGAGCCTCTTCTTGATGGACTTGGTGACGTAGTGTCCACCTCGCCCGTTAGTATTAGGCTCATAGACGCTTCTCTCGACAAAGAAGTACCATCCGAAGATTTGTTCCGCCCAGAGTTTGAACGAGTCAAGTAGATGTAGATCACTGCCATCAGTAAGAGTGAGTTCGAACTCACAATACTGGATAAAACCAGTAATCGCTTGATCGTCATAGAAGATGTTTGGGTTTGCAATGAGTTCGTCAATCCTATTCATCTCCATGGAGATTTCCCTATTGACGGGAATCTCTCCGCGCAGAACTGATTGCCGGAATTGACCGTAGTACATAGGTGTTGCAGTGTTTGACAGAACCACGGTCTCCTCCTAACTCAGAAGAATAACTGTTGCTGTCCTCGTCTTGGTTGAGTCTTCAAAGCACGCTTGGCATTTGCCTTTGCTGCCTTTGCTGCGGGGCTGTTAAGCATGTTATACGCCGTGACGCCAATCTGCGCGGTGGCAAGAATTGACGCGGCGGCTACTGTTCCACGCTTTACCGTACTTGGATTCATCCGATTATAGTTTTGCTCAAGATTAATTCGTTCGTTAACAGCCTTGAGTTGCTTGTTCGTCAGCTCAGGCGTCTTCCGCTTGCGAAGAGGAGCAGTTTTCTTGTAATCGCTACTCGTCTTGAGTGGTGCCCGCTTCTTACGGACGCCCCACTTCATCCCTTTGGTGCCGTAGTGCTCGATAAACGCGGCTACTTCTGGCGCGGTCTGCATTTAGATAGATCACCTCCTCTGGCGGGTAGAGTTCGTACTCACGGAACACATTGAGCCGCCACTCGTATTCCTTGATCTGCTCAGTGACAGCATTGATCAAGTAAGACGTAGCGGGGGGATCAAATACAAGACGAACCTTCAAGTAAACGTACGTCTTGACAAGGTGAAGCTGGTTTTCAGGAACACCGAAGTCCGACCACACGGCGGTATCGTCTTCGATGAAGAAACTTGCCTCAGGACCGACACCAAGCTGATTGAGGATGGAGAAAGTCGCATTAATATGCGTGATAATATCCAAATCAAACGGAGTGTAGTCCGCTTCGAGACCAAGAATCTTTTTAGTGCTCTTTAAAATGCTTTCTTCCATATCCTCTCCTACCAAAGCTTGGTATCGTCTCGTGAACGAGAGAGAACTACCTTTGGACCCTCCCTATCGTCTCCGAAATGAATCTTATTGTGCGTTCTTTGTGTGGTTGTAATGAGATATTCAGGGTCAAAGATCCACTCTTCTCCGTGAAGAATGTCGTCTACATCTATCGGGTTGATATGATGAATAAGAAGATCAGAGTGAATTTCAAAACCACGCACGCCCAAGTCACACCCACTATCGCGTACAATAACCTCTTGTCGGGCCCTTTTCCACTCATATGAGGTATAAAAACGCTGATTAATATAGCGATCAAAGCCAAAAGTACTCCGTCCGACATCCGCAAATAATCGGAGATACTCAAGTCTCTCATCAAACGTCTCAAGTCGTTTTAGTTTCGAATAACACTTAGTCGTCATAATCTTCGTCCATATCTTGGACTTCTCGCCCAGCATATGAACGCATTGCATCTAGAGCCGCGCCATATAGCTCTTCGATCTTCTTCGCGGACTCCATCGCACTGACTCGAGCGCCAAGAAGTTCATTTTCCCTCCCCAGACGCTCTTGCTCAAGCCGTTCCCTTGTGGAACCCAATTTCAGGTAATGCGTGATGACTTGCGCGGACGCAGTACCCTCTGTGAGTTGCCGTTCAGCCAGATCTATCGCCAAGGAGACTAATTGATTCTCACGATTCTCATCTGTGGTAGCTGGCCTACGGGCTGGCTTACGGCCACGAGGCATCTAGTCTCCTTTCAAGTATCAGATCAATTGAACTGTAGAGACACGCCAGACATCAAGCCTTGGGGAATACGGATCGATTGACGATTGAGTGACCGGGTCTATGGCTATGTTACCTGAGGTTGAATAACCGAACATCGAAACCAGATCATCTCGGTTGAGATACAGTGGCCCGCCACAGTTGGAGGACGCGTACGCAACCGAAGGCCAAGTCGCTCTAAGGACTGCATTTCCGTTGACTCGTATTCCCATCAAACATCCTGCAGCCGGAGCCACTCCACTAACGCGGATACATCCGGAGACGTGGTACAGACCTGTTTGTTTGACGCGCATTTGATAAGTGGCTGCACCAGCGTTCACGATCTCTACGTCGGTTCCAACCTTTTGAATTTGACCCGCGGTTGGATCGAGGAGGATGTTCGTCCCGCTGGCGCCTACAACAACGGTCGTTGTGGCAGTTCCTCTGTGGGATAGACCCGAAGCTACTGGAAGGCCACTCTCAGGGACTGCGCCTCGAGGAGCGCCGTTGATGACTTGGACTGTGGTGGACGCGGGATCGATTATGATGTGTTGAGTTCGGGAAATTACATTGATCTCACTCACGCGGTCACCGAGCCTCGGAAGCTGACCTCGAGTGGGGTGTCAAAAACCGCTAGAGGTTCTCCATCAACTATTCGCTTGAGATCCATGTAGCCGCTGTTAGCTTTGATCTGTCCTGACTCCAGATCGTCGATAATGAGAATAAGTTCACCATCAGTACCGTCGGTCTTGAAGGAGACTTCCCATGTGGCAATTAGAGGAGCTTCTATGTCAGGCTCCGAACGAATTTCACTCGTGATCGTATCGCCAGAGACGTCCATTCCCATGCTCACACCGATTACATTGGTTCGACTTTTGTGGACGATGACTTTGCTACTCATTCGACTCCTTCCTTGGACACTGCCCCCGGAAACATCCCAGAATATGACCCCCCGGGGAAATTTTTAGG